CCGGATTTATGTGTTATAATTGCTATGCCGATCAGCGTAATCCTCCACGTTCTAAAGAAGTACATAATAATGAAGAAGCTCGTATACAAACAGAGTTTTTCAAACTTGTCCCTTTATATTTCCCCAATATTCCGGACAGACTTATATTTGCCGTTCCGAATGGTGGTAGCCGCCATGTTAGAGAAGCTGCTAACCTTAAACGTCAAGGAGTGAAGCCCGGAATTTCTGATGTAATCGTACTCATACCAAAAAAGGGGTTTGCTTCTCTCTGTTTAGAGTTCAAGATTAAGACAGGGAAACAGTCAGATCATCAAAAAGAGTTCCAAAAACAAGCTGAGAGCTGCCGAAACAAATATGTTATAGTTCGAAGTGCACAACAAGCAATTGAAGAATTAAAGAAATATCTTTTTTAAGAGGAATGTAATAGGGGATACCGAATTTCTCTGAAATAACACCGAAACTTCTAGCCGAAAAACAGATATTATACTAATGACAGGAGTAAATTGCCTTTTTTATTATCTTTGTTGAAAAATCAACAATATGACATTTAACGAAGCTATTTCTCTATTAGAGCGCATAAAAGACACTGTTGTTGGCAGTCCCATTAAAGGCAAGCCAATACACTCGCTATTCATTGCACCAACTAGCTGGGAGGAAATGCATATATTCATGACTACCCGCATTCAGAAGGGAGAAGATGAAGCTATCAGTGAATTTATCGGCAAAAGTTTTTCTGTATATGGAGTATCCATCAGCCATATTGAGCCTGATATTCCTAAATGGGAAATGACAGTGCTTGACGATTGGGAAAAGGCAATATACAATTAGAGAGGTAGCTTATTCGGCTACCTCTACTATGTCTTCTCTATTTTTAGCTTCTCTTAAAAAAGAACATTATTTCACCACTCAGTGCGTCTTTGAGTATTGCTTTTGTTATATCCCTTGCATCAAGAGTTATTAATGTCTGTTTGTATGTCTTGCTATTAATATATTTAACCGTTTTTATTTTTACTTTTCCCCAATTATGGGTAATAACATAGGCGTTCGTAAAATCAAATACATGTACTTCTTTTTGAGGAAATTCATCTACTAATTTATCAAAAGTCGTAATTACATTACCTTTTTCATCAAGAATTTCATCTCCAGCGGTATCTAAAGGAAGATAATCTTCTCCCCATTCATTACCTCGTTGCGAAAAGCAGACACTGAAGTTTCTATATGATAACCAATTTATATTATTTGCTTTTGCCCAATCATTATCAAGTGAAAAAACACGTTGTGTAAGGGATATACCTAGACTGAGCCTTGTTTCTGCTACTATGCAATCATCATCTTCACTAGGAGTTCTTAATTCTTTTAGATAAATTCCGCAAGAATCTGCTATTTTTTTTGCTCCTGCCTGATAGCCTTTTTGAGCTATCATAATACCTTTAACATCGGTAAGGTCAGCCAATACACCACGAAATGCATTTACCTTATCAACAGAGAGCTTACGGTTATAATTTTTACATTCGATAGCTACTTTGTGTTGAATACCTGCTATTTTATATTCCCAGTATACATCAATTTGATGTTTTTGTCCTGATTTACCCGTGAGCTTGACATTGTGTTCAACATTGGTTGTAATACCACGAGCATTGCTCAACTCCTGATATATTTCTTGTGTAAACTTCTCGTATTCGATATTTTGATTCATAAGCCCATAATTTATAGTTTCTATATTTGTTAAAACAAACCTTTTTCATATTCTATCCAAGTTAATATCTTACGTAAATCTGTGGCGACTCCTATTTTCTCCATTACTTCTTCTGCACGTTGCTTATCGTCATTGCTATAACAGACTATTGCCCAACTAGAATTATCTAAAATAGAATCTTTAATTTTCCCAATATAAGGCATATCTATTTCATTAAGAGAATGTCCTAGCACGACTACTTTTCCTACACATTTTAGAGAATCAAAGAAGTTTTGATTTCTGTTAATAATATCTTTCACTGGTTTCTGAAATTGATAAAAAAGAGAATGGGATGCTGCTTTTGCATCAAAATCGGGAGTTCGATTACTTTCCCCGCTTTCATCTCGTTCAGGTATTTCGCCTTCTGAAACTTCCGCTCCATGACCAAAAACAAGATTTTCCTCATTGTCATCGCCAATATATCCATGTATATGAAAAACTTTTGGAATATTGTAGAATTTTTCAAGTGTAGGGGTATAGTTAAAAGACAAAAAGAGAGCATTTTTTTCAAAATGCATATTTCTTTGTTCTATCTCGGTTTCGGAAACATCTTTAATCCAATCGAAAAATAAACCTCTAATTTTATTCTGCCATTCGTACGCGTGAGTAATTAAGTCGTTCATTGATCCATCAAAACCACCCGACGGGGGGATATCTTGTTCAAAGTACCATTCTGAAGTTTCATCATTATCTTCATAAAACAATTTTGAATCAAAAGTTCCTAAAAAAGATTCAAAATCAGACCACAAACATTCATTTTTTTTTTCATCAATTTGAGGTTTTGATTTAAAATATGTTTCAAAGAATTCTTCTATATTAAGAGAAAGATAGGTGACGCTGTTTTTCCTTTTTTTTACATAATTATACCAGTCATCATAACTAGAGTTGATTTTATGATATTTATCAAAGCCATTTCCTATTATATATAAAATACCATTTTCCAT